ACAGGAGCCGATCCGGAAGCGACACCAGACACGGGTTGAACCTCGATGCAGTCTCAGCGCCACCCAGGGCCGGAATGGAAGCCGGGGTGCCGCCATAGGCGACGCCGTAAGCGGTGTCGTACACCACTCCGCTGGCTCACACAGCGTATATGGTACCCGACGGCAGTGCGACCGCGTGGGGCATCCCGGGGGTGGGGGAAGTGGCCCAGACCAGCGGCACCCATCCGGTGAGCACGGTGGGCGCATCCCACCCGTAGAATGCCGATGCACTCGTATTCTTCCAAACGAATGAGGCACCGTTCCTGCCGACAACGCCACCGGCTTGCACCTGGATGGTGAGGTCCCCGCTGGCCGCTTGCGATCCGTGGGCGGTCAGGGCCATCTGATACGAATCCGCAGGGGCCGGCACGCCAGGAATGGGGCCGATTGCGGTATAGGAGGAGTCCGACGCCAGGGTGGACGCCAAAAAAGCAGAATCCGGCACCAGAAAAGCCGGGTATTCAGAGCGGCTCAAATCAGTTGGCATAACGAATCCGATGGCCCGGTCTGGCGGGCTGTTCGCGCTGTGATGATCTTCGGCTCAAAACCCGCAGGATGTCAGCCAGAATCATCGGGGTGGCCGACTTATCCATACCCCTGGCTACGGCCTCCTCATCGGTGGCCGATTTCCCAGCCACCAGAGCGGCGGCTTGCTCGCGGGCGCCTGGACGGGCCATAGCGGGGGCGGGAATCACGGCTTCGCCAAGCTGGTAGGTGGCGGGATATTCATTGCTTCCCAGGGTTCCTGTATGGTATTTCGGCGGTGGCGCTGAGGCGACCTGTACCGCAGCCGCGGCGCCGGTGATGGCGGCCGCACCCGCAAGCACCATCGGGATGGGGGGCGGAGCTGGGGTCGCGAGCGCGTTGGAGACGGACAGCGCGGTGTTGAGACCGGCCTGGGCGATGGCGCCGATCTTCTGGGCCACAAAGAGGGCCATGGCGCCCTTCTTTTGCTCCTCTGACATGTTTTCGCCCACCATCTGGGTGAGCCCTACCAGGGCATTGGCGGCCGCGGACGCAAGCTGGAATTTTGCCTGATTGGTCTGCTGCTCGATTTTGGCCCGTTCGACTGCCTGGGCCTCGGCCTCCTGGGTGCGCCTGGCGTCGAGGTCGCGGAGCTGCTGATGATACGCCGTCTGAGCCGCAAGCGATGCATTCCGGGCGGACTGCTCCGCGGTTTCGATTCCCGTGGCGGTGGAGGTCGCCGATAGAGCCCGCTGGCGGTCGGATTCGATCTGGGCCAGGAGTGCTTGATGATCGGCCTCCACCTTCTGGGCCGCGGTGCGGATGGAAGATTTTTGAGCCTCCTCCACCTGAGCCAGGGAATCCAAAGCCCCCTGATAGATGCGCTGCGACCGCTCCGCGGCTTCATTCTCGGCCCGCATAGCCTCATTCAGTGCCCGAAGGGCGTCCTCCTCCTCCTTCACTGCTTTGGTGTGATCTTTGCGGGACAATTTCTGGCGGTCCTTTTCCTCCCGCTCTTTTTGCTCCGCCGCCGCCACCCCCAGCAACAATCAAGTATTCCACTGAAGGCGCTAACGGATTAAACGTGGCAGTGATGAAACCGCCTTTATAGCGGTTGGACATTAGCTCATTTCCTCGTAGGAAACACTGTATGTGATACCACTGGCTGTGCCTGAAGTGATGCTAATGCACGTACCTTCTTGCAGGTAAATGGCCGTAGTCTTGTCCACAACAATCAAAGAAGCCGTAGCTGGTACTGACACTGTTGAGATGATTGGGTAGGCCGTGCCGCCTGATGGAGCAGAACCTTGAGCTACTGCGCCGTTGGTATAGATGGAAACTGTGGCATTAACAGCAGAAGAACCATTGACGTTAGCCGCCACAATCTGATTGATCTTCAGCACTTTACCTGATGATGCGGCGTTAGTTACCAACACCACTGCGGTTGTACCTGTCGGGGTGTAGTAAGTGGTTGTGCCGTATGCCGTGGTTGCGGCCAGAATATTCGGGTTTGCCATGATTTATCCTTATAGGCCGAAGATCAATGAAAGAACTGTGGATCGAGCTTGCGACACACCGGTAGGGGTAGACCACACAATAGATGATCCGTTCCAAGAAACTACATCACCTGAAGTTACTGGAGCCGCTACAAAACCTGTAGCCCCTGCGCCTGTCTGGTATGCAATTCTATTGGCCGCACCGCCTGCCAAGTTTGTAGCAGTTGTGGCCGTTGTAGCTGAACCAACCGCCAAAGTGCTCTGAGCCACATAAGCTGGAACCGTTGCGCCAGCGGCTAATACATATCCATTTGTACCAATAGCCAGCTTAGACAGAACCCCCGAAGCAGACGCATACAAGATGTCGCCCACAGCGTAGGAGGCTGTGTTTGTACCGCCTTGAGCTACCGCTAGAGTTCCCGATGTAATCTGTGATGCGGCAATGGCAATAGATGTATTGCTTGCACTGGTAATCTGACCCTGTGCATTTATTGCGATTGTTGGAGTCTGCGTTGCCGTTCCATACGAAGCCGCACTTACACCTGTGTTGGTAATGCTGAATTGGTACGTACTGAGGGTTAAGCCTGTACCGGCGGTGTATGCAGTAGAAGCTCCAAACTGAGTAAACGTTATGGAGGTTGTACCTACCGTAATTGGCAGTGGAGTCTGCTGAACCCATGAAGTATTGGCATTGGCCGTACCAGAAATGATAAGTAAGAAGTCGCCTTGGTCAATCTCATTTGTACCTGTACCGCTTGTGTCGTAGTCTGTAGCACGGGTCAATACCCAGCCAGCTACACCAGAACCTACGCTAGTAACCGTGTAAACACCATTCTGTGCGCCACTGGTTTGGTTCTTAACCAGAATACGCTGACCCACTGTTGGGCTACCACCGTCAATAGACAGGGTGGCAAATGTTGTTATCTTGGTTAATGTTGCACCAACACCGCTTGTACCATTGTTGTATGTAACAGTACCTAAGTCTGCGGTAGTTGCGTAGTTACAGGCCGCATGGAAGTTAATACCGGTGGCAATTGAATCTGCGTACAGTTTGTTAACAATGTCGGTGTCGCCTGACGGGGCTGTTGTAATTGTGCCGGTGGTCAAAGCCGCAGAAGTAGCAGTGATTGCACCAAAAGTCTGTTGGACTACAACGCCAGCAGAGTCTAAATAAACTGACTTTGCAGATGGGTAGGTACAGAAAACGTCTTTAGAGTTGGCCGCAAAACTGACCAATGATCCACCATTACTGGAAGACAGCACGGTTGTACGGGACAGCGTAGTACCAGAAGATGTGTACGTACCAATACCCACTTCCCATGCGCCCGTAGTGGAGTCAGCAATAGCGTAGTAAGTGGTGTTGCCGTTACCAATGGCCGCAAAAGACTGAAAGCCTACTGCCGCACCAGCAAGGGTGAGTGTGCCTGTTCCAGCGGTTGTGGACGTTTCTTTTACACGGTCTTTTAAAACTAAAGCCATTTGTATTCCTTATGACGGCAGGTCATTCCAACCGGGTGTTTGTGCGCTATTGATATTTTGCCAGTTTGGGTTCTGGCTGTCATCAATTACCGCCCAAACAAGTACGCTACCAATGTAAACATATAGCTGAATTCCAGTCACAGAAACATTGATTGTCGCAGTTACTGTTGGCGTATCCGTAATTGTTGCTGTATCAGAAAATGCAACGCCGTAACCTGTGACTGCGGCAAAGGTATCTGTGCCTGTTGTGGTGTCGGCAATGTAAACGTTATAGCTGGTCTGGGTATTAACTGAATCAGTAATTGTTGTCGCATCAGAACTTAAACCAATGATCGCTTTTACTGCGTCTGATGTGTCTGTAATGGTTGCTGTATCCGCAAGATCCACAGGCATGACCGCTTCGCCAAGAGCGGCGAACGGGGGCTGGGCAAATGCGGCATAACCAAACACAGCCTGCCTTTAAGAAGAGGTCAGAGAGAACGTGTAAGTAACGCTCAATGTGTCACCGGTAGTCACAGACTTATCACCACCAGTGAAGTCGCCTTCAGCAAACAAAACACCAGAAGTTCCAGTAGAAGCGTTGGTTACAAACGCACCAGCAATTGTGGCGGCAGAAGTAACTGTAAATACAGCCGCTGTACCAATAGTCACAGATGGCGTAGCAGTAGTTGGTGTACCAAACGTAATTGCTTTACGTGAGCCTACATCTGTACTTTCAGTCCAACCTGCGTGGCTGGCTAATGTATCACCTGCGGCAAAGGTAGTGCCTGATCCGGGGCCAGTAATTAAACCAAAGTATAGAGCAGTGGTATATCCCACAGCATTAAAGAAGCTGGCGCTCATGTACTGTAAGCCTTGGCTTGGCACTAAGTTATGAAAGTCATCTTCCCACTTCAAACTACCATCAGCGTTATGGCAGGTAACAGTGAATACACCGCCACCCTGAACCATGTCATTCTCACCACCGCTAGTGGACATCACTGCGTCAAACTTGTCAGAGGCTTTGCCAAAATCAATACTCATGATGTGTCCTTACGATATACGAACGATGGCGCTATTGGCATCGGGCGTTGGGAAGATGATCTGGAATGTGTCGTTGGACACGGTTTTGTCTGTGCCAAAGTCAAGAATGGCTACAGACTTATTGCTCTGAGATGAGTTATAAATCAAAGCCGCCCGAGCAGTAAACGTAGCACTTGTCCAAGACGTATTGTTAAACGAAATATACGCAGTTGGAATGTTGCTAGAGTTGTTACCAGATGTAGGGGATGTGCTGATTACCAGAGTGTTTCCTCCAGCCGTGTAGCCTGTACCCGTTACTTCATTGGTAGTTGAATAAACTGTTGTGCTTGCATTGATGTCAGCACTGGCCGTATACAGCGCAATCTTAAATGTATTAGCCGATGTGGGGCCAAAGTTGTGAACCGCTTGAAGCAGTTCTACCTTGAACGATGTGGTTGCGCCCTGAAGAATACTCATGATACTTGAACCCTAGTTTGACCGTCGCGGTAACTATCGGCCCTCTGCTTCCCGTCACCCAAGTTCTTAAGCAAAGCAATAGCCTGCACGTACCTGTCTTGGTACAGCTTAACCATGTCCGGCTCACCCTTCATGTATGTGATAGCTTCACACATTGTTCCGTACAGCAAAGCTGAATCAAAGTTATCACCCAGCCATGTAGCACTGGCAGTCACGATGGACTCTGGGTAATAGTAATAATGCAACTCTGCCATGTAAGCGGCATCTGGCGTTGGGCCAAGCATGAACGTGAGTTCGTTTACATCATTGGTCTGTGGGCCAAAGATTGCGTAATGCTTGGGCTTACCTTGTGTTGCTTGGTTTGGATATGCTTCACGCATGAAGTTCACATCCTTGTTCAGCAAGAACAAGAAGTCACCGCCAGCGGCTGGGTAGATAGCCAAGCTGTAAGCTGACAAAAAGTCTTGTGGGCAACCCAAGTATTTATTGCCTTGGGTCAACGAGCCTGTCACGTTCTTTCGCAAATTAGCCAACTGCACCGTGTTATAAATTCTTTGCTCCGCCTGTCGGATCATTGTGTTTATATCCGCAGTCGGAAATGTGTTTTCACAGTAGTCAGAAACAGCCGTGACAAGCTCAGTGTATGTCATGCCATCGGCCCCCGTGCCATCAAGCCTTTAGTTGCCGCACCTGTACCGCGAACTTTGATGCCGCTGGTCTTGATCTTCTCATCACCAGCAGACTTGCTTTCTGCACCAATGCTGACATCTAACGTATCAAGCTTGCTACGGTTAGGTTCTTTGCCGGGATTGGTAGAAGCTGACACAGCTTTACCGCTCATAGTGTGTGGCTTGGCATAGACTTTGGCATCGCCAACTTCTTTACCCATCATCTTTTTGCTGAATGTAGCCATATTAGCCTCGCTTTTGGTTCATGGCACGAGCCATATTGCGGCCAACGGCACGCATTGCTTTGCCAGTCACGCCCTTAGTCTTTTTGCCGCCCATAACTTCTTTGGCTGTTGGGCCGCTATCACCAAGGTTTTTACCCTCAGTCTTACCTTTTTTGGCAATGCCATCTGCTGATCGTGTATAAGCCATTTTAAGCTCCTATTTGTATCGTTACTGTACCAATTTGTACGCCTAACATCAAGTAGTTTGGTGTTAACGCACTCGCAAAATTACTGGCCCCGCCAACAGGCGACCAGCCCCATTGAATATCCCTTGAACCACCCGTCGGATTACCGTTTACATCATTTCCAGCAGTTACGTAAGTTGTATCTTTACGAGGATTACGCAATGCTTGCGGGTCTTCTACGGGAAATGTTCCCAACATCAACTGCGGTTGGTCTGGATCCCAGCACTCGGCACAAACAAGCAACTGATACTTGCGTTGCTTAATGATCTCAGTCTTTAATCTTTTTAATAAAAACTGCTGACCACAGCGATCACACATTGCAATCGCTTTTTTGCCCGATGCAAATCTATTACCCATTATGACCCGCCAATGTACATCTGACGGGGCACAAATCTAACCGGAGCTTTCTCACGGTCTTCTCCTGCCGCTATTTCAAATGTCTCCATGTACATCTGCTTGAGCATCTCAATACGGGGCATCAAATCAGGTGTCTTGACTGCAATGTGGTACGCCAAACCGGATACCAAAGCAGGCAAGAAACGGAAGTTCATATCGGCTGTCTCTACACCAGCGCCAGCATCTTGAACACGGCGCAGTCTCCAGTACACGAATTGATAGGTCGTGCTGTTGTCGGGCGTAGGCCATACGGTCACCGCAGGCAACTGGGGTACATACACCGCTGTAGCGTCAGCGTGCGTTGCCGCAGTGGTGTTATTTTGACCACGGAATACACCACCAAGAACATTCCCAGTGACGTATGTGTAATAAATATCTTCAGAGTCCAAACGGATAAAGCCTGATCCTGCCAAACCAACTACCGAGTTAAGCGTGATTGTTGTGTCTGTGGCTGTAATTGCTCCCGAAAGAACTGAAGACGTTGGGTTAACTTGTCCAGAAAGACGCTGAATCCAAACTTGAATTGGACGGGCTTGCTGGAGTTTGTTAGGAATTGTGGCGTAGGTAGAAACACTAATACGAGTGATGGTTAAGTCAGCTTGCGTAGATGGTGTGTTCTGACCTGTACGGATTACATGTTCCAACAGATCAATCGTATCTACAGGCAACGCATAGGTAGCTAAACCGGGAGTCAGGTTAATGATTCCCTGCTCCATTGTCCACATATTGATACCTTTGGACTGCCACTCGATGGTCATTAGGTTCATTGACCTGCGTGCTGTACGCAAGTCATAGCCTGAGCGCATTTCACGACCGGCACGCTCCCACGCTTCCTCGGCAATCTCCGTGAAGTCCATGTTAAATAGGGTTGTGCCGGTAGTGCTCATTTTTTAGCCGTTTTTGCAGAGTTAATGAAAGCCTGAGCAGTAGGTGCGCCCATTTGACCGGGTTTACGCATCTTTTCTTTAGAGCCAGCGGCTATCCGTTTACGTTTGGCGTTAATGTTGGCATACAAACCAACAGGGCCGCCATCCGCATACTGAGTAAAGTCAGTATCGTCCCTACGGGCCTTTTGACTCCCTTTGGGCATCTTGCTTGGAAGAACGGCTCCCATTCCACGGCTTGCCATCATGATTTAGCACATCTTCCCACGGGTTTTGCCCCGTTGAGCAATGCCATCTGCGGCTTTTGTAAATCCACCAGCAGACATTTTCTTCTTGCGGGGTGCAGACTTGCCATCAATGTCTTGAGGCACAGGCATTCCTTCACGGAACACTGTGTCTTTTGGCGCTGGAGGCTTTGGCATAGGTTTCTTGCCTGACGGTGCGCCTTCTGGATCCATTGGTGGCTGACCCATTTCAGCCGTGTAAACACCGCCTTCAGCGTATTTTTTCATGATATCCCTTTAGCACATTTTGCCACGGGTCTTACCTTTGGTAGCAATACCATCAGCACGGCGTGAGGCAGAAGAAACTGAACCACCACTTTTCATGCCCATACCAGAGCCAGCAAAGTCAACGGTGTTACCACCACGGTCTTTACCTGCACCCAAAGCAGAACGGAGGCGTTCGCCAACAGATCGTGTATCAGTTGGGCCGCTACCTGCTCTAGCACGCTCACGACTCATCTTTGCACGCTCTGCCAAAGACATTTTGGTTTCGTCAGCAGGCTCTGAAGCAGATTTTGCACGAGCTTCTGATTTAGGCTTGGCTTTAGGGGCAGACTTTGGCTTGGCTTTTGGAGTAGCTTTTGGCATCTCTTCGTTTGTTGGGCCAGCAGACATAGAACGAGCAATGTCCTGAGACTCATCAGACATGTTTGCCGCTTCTAATGCATCTACTTCGCCGCCATCTTCATAACGTTTTTTCATGTTTAAACTCCTTAGCAGGCTCTGCCGCCCTTAGACATTTTAACCATTGCGCCTTTGGTTTTACCCTTAGATGCAACACCATCACGGCTGGGAGCCGCTGTTTTCACTGAACCCATCTTAGATGCCATACCACCTTTAGCAAGCTTGGTCATGGTCGCACCTTTGTGCAAACGGCCTTCGTGTTTGTTCACAGCCTTTTGCATCATCTTCTTGTCCATCTTTACATCTTCATGCTTCATGTCGCCACCTTTTGAAAATTTACGGCCTTTATCAGCCGATGAAAAATCTTTCCCCACGGACTGTGGGACTCCTGCTTTCTTGGCAAATGATGGATTGTGTGCCACCGCTTCCATGAAATTGTGTTGCTTCTTGCTTGTGCTTGGCATTACAAGTACCTTCCCTTGGTCTTGCCACGTTGGGCAATACCATCTCCACGGCGAGAAGCTGTGCTGGCTTTAGACTTTACTTTGCCACCACGTTTGTAGTCGCCTTCATATTCCATTGCGTCTAGCTCTTGAAGCTTATTGCCACCAGTCGATGTAAAACTGCGATCTTCTTCGGGGATTTCATCACGGCCTAGAACTTCATTCTTGGCGTATTCTTTGGCTACATCTTTAACAATGTTTTTGGCAAACCCGGCAGGGTTTGTTGCCAAGCCAACAGAATCTTTTGGTAAATTTAAAGCTTGTTCCGCTTGAGATGCCAAATAATCTTTAGCTTTATTTGTAACATAGCTTTTACCAAGAGCCATAAGTAATGGAGCTACCATGATTAATCACCCTTTTTGAATAAGCTGGTCAATCTTTGCTTCAAGCTTGTTAAAGCGTTGGTCAATGTGGTTCGTAATGCGATCCACTTCTGCTTGAGTAACGTTATCACGGGCTACCTCCTCGCGGGTTTTGTTCAACAGAATACTGATACGAGCCAGTTCCCTGAACTTTTCATTCATCATGTAACCAAGTAATCCGATCACCAAAGACAGGACTGCTGACCATGCGGTGTTTAAATCTAGCATTTCCATCTCGCAAG